AGAGCCAGAGCCAGAGCCAGAGCCAGAGCCAGAGCCAGAGCCAGAGCCAGAGCCAGAGCCAGAGCCAGAGCCAGAGCCAGAGCCAGAGCCAGAGCAAAAAAAAGAAACTAAAGGTAAAAAGGAGAAATAATGCTTTCTCTTGAACTTATCAAACAACAACTCAGATTAGAGATTGATTATGTTGGTGAAGATGATTTGTTAATGCTTTATTCAGCAGCCGCGCTTCGTTTGATTGAAAGTCATACAAGGCGAGTATTAGTTCAAGAGTCTGAGGCAAATATCGATCCTGAGTTGAATTTAGTTTTTAGTGGTGATGTACGCCTTGCGGCTCTGTTGATCATTGGCCATTGGTATGCCAATCGAGAGTCTGTGGTCGTTGGCGCGTCTGGTACCCAACTTCCATTGGGGTTTGATGCTTTATTGCAACCTTATGTGAGATATGGAATATGACATCGATTCAGGCAGGCGAACTCAATAAACGTATTGCGTTATCACGTCCTGAAGAAGTCAGAGACGATTTTGGTGAATCTAAAACAGAGTTAGTAAAAGTCACTGATGTATGGGCCAAAGCGGAGGCGATGTCTAATCGTAAAATTCGAACCGCAGACCAACAGCAAGTTATTGAAACCTACCATTTCACCATTCGGCCTCGTAGCGATATCAATGAGGGATGGGTAATTGCTTATCAAAAGCGCAATTTCACGGTGCGCGCATTAGATAGAAACCAGCCAGACCGTTTAATTATTACCGCGGAGGTCGATAGTCGACATGATAGAAACTGATATCAAGGCAGACTTAGAGCGACTGACGGGATTGAATACTTACCCTGTCGCGCTTCCTTCAAATGTGCTCGAGGGCGTGACTTATCAGAAAATAAGTGACCCCAAAATGATAACAGGCCTAGCTAAAACTTCTCTTGTTCAAGCGCGATTTCAAATTACTTTTCAAATCCCTAATGACTATTCAAAAGCATTAAAGCTTGAAAAGGTTGTGCTCAATGCTTGGGAAAACATCACCCATGGCCATATTGGTCGTTATCCCGTTCAAGCAGTTCAGCGAGGTAATTTCATGCAGAACCGAGAGGAGCAAACGGATAAACGGGTTATTTGGCGCGTGATGCGCGATTTTATTATCACTTATCCAGAGGGGGCTGAATGAGGGTAACTGTTGAGATAAAAGGCCTTAAAGAATTGGAATATGAGTTAAACCGTTTAGGGGAGGACATAACAACAAAAGTACTTCGGCAGGCTGGGCGTGAAGCGATGGCACCTGTGCTGGAGGATATGAAACAGCACGCAGGCTATGATGCAACCAGTGAATCAGAGCATATGCGCGACAGTATTAAGATCCGCACAACGAGCCGTATGAAAGACCAAAAAACGCTATCTGTTATGACTGTTCGTGTAGGCCCAAGTAAAGCCCATGCAATGAAAGCCAAAGCGCAAGAGTTTGGTACCGTAAAACAAATCCCTAATCCCTTCATCCGTCCAGCATTGGACTACAACCGCCAGTTTATTTTAAACACGCTAGCCGCTGAAATACGCGCCAGCATCGAAAATTATCGTTAATTCATTTAGTTGGAGTAAAAACTATGGCAGGAAAAACCTCTCCTGAATATGCAGTGCTTCCCGCAGGTACAGTTGTTAAATTTGGTAAGCCGGGTGACGCCGTTGAGCAAATGAAAGCGCTCGTAAACTGTAGAGCCATTGGTGCTACAGGCATTACAGGTAGCTTTGTCGATTGCACAACGTTAATTGACTTAAATAAACAGTCAGTTTCGGACTTGCCAGACGGCCCAGAAAAAACATTAGTGTTTATCGATGATCCTGAAAATGTCGATTTTGCTGCATTTTTAACGGCAGCTGACGCGCGCGAGACTGTTCAGTTTTATGCGCAATTCCCAAATAAACGTACAGCGACGATGATCTTGGCGTTAGCAGGCTGGGAAATGAATGATGTGAGTGCGCCAGCTAGCGAAGTTATGCAGATCTCTGTCAAAGGCAAACAAAACAACGTTAAGTGGGGCGTAGCTGCCACAGGGGGCACAAAATAATGTCTCTAAAATCATCACTATTAAAACCGAACCCTTATGTTGAAAGTCACACAATCCTGAACACGACCGTTTTTATTCGTCGCCTAACAATCGCTGAAATCGATGAGTATGAACTTGAGCTGCGACAAGCCCAAGAAACAGGGCTTAGCTCTGAGGCTAGCAAGGCAGGTGCAAGGTTAATTTTAAAGGCGATTTGTGACGAGAAAGGGAAACCTTATCCTCCAAAAGAATTGCCTACTGATGATGAATTAATTAAGGCCCATGACACCCCGACATTGCTTGAAGCAATGAAATTTGTTCAGCAATTCAGTTATGGGACGGTGGAGGAAGCCAAAAAAAACTAGCCAACTCGCCCCGTCTTAAATTGATATTTCAATTAGCAGATAGGTGGGGTGAGCCAGACCCAAGAAAAATAGCTCAATTGCCTGCCGATATTCTCACACATTGGCAGGCTTTTTTTATGTCTGGCAATGAAGAAGCGCCAGAATTTCAACCGGATATTGCACAAATTGAACCTGATATCGAGGCTCAGTGCAATGATGTCATGAGGATAATAAATGGCTGACGTTGCAAGTTTAGCGGTTGCGTTACACCTCAATGCAGCCTCTTTTAAATCCCAAGTTTTTGATGCTTATGATTCTGCAAGTAAAGAATCTAAAAAGTTTGCGCAGTCTGCAACTAAGGATGCTGGGCAAACAGCCGAGAAGTTATTAGAAGTTTCGGCTAACGCAAGAAAAGCTGGCGCTGATTTATCTGCCTCTGGCCAGATGGCCCGAAACTCCCAGATGGGATTTGGACAATTAAGAACAGCGTTAACGAATGTATCCGCGGGCTCTAATGTTGCTACCAGCAGTTTAATTGGTGGCTTCATTCCCGCTTTAGAGCGTTCTTTGGAAAACGTGAATAGCGTTAAGTTTTCTTTAGCGGAGCAACAGCGAGTCGCGCAAGAGGCCGCACGTGAGGCCATTAACTTATCACGCGCACAAATTGAAGGGGCTCAAGCGGATAGGAAAAGTGCTCAAGAAAAAATTAATCTTGCCGCGAAAATGCGTGATGAAGCCATCGCGAGGCGAGAGCAGGCCTTTTCACTCGATGAATATTTAGAGCGACAGGTTGAAGTTAATAAGCAACACGGTATTTCTGTTAGTTATGCTGAAGAGCATGCCAAAAATGCACGGGTTATCCGAGAGGCTAATATTGCTGAGGCTGAAGCCAAAAAGCGGATGCAAAGTGCATCCATTGAGGTTATTTCAGCAAATAAAAGTGAACTTGACGGTAAGAAAAACCTCACAACAGCAACCAATCAACTATCCGAAGCCAGCAAAGAATTAACGTTTTCACAACGTGCCGCAGCTAATAGCGCCAGTTTATTCAAAAGTGCATGGAGCATGATGGGCGGCGCTGTTGGTGTTGGGATCATGGCATCAGCAGGCGCGTTTACTTATCTCTATTCCCAGTATCAGCAAGCTGAAGAACGCCAAAAAGCCTTTAATGCTGCATTGCAAAAAGGTGGTTTAGGGCTAACAACAACGGCTTATGATCTGCGCAATCTTGCCAATGAACTAGGCGGTACCGCTGAAGCCTATAAATCAGTTACTGCTGCTGCTTCAGCGGGTTTTTCAGGCGATTTATTGCAGCAAGTCTCCGAGCTTGGCGTCCAGATGGAGAAATCTGGGGGTAATGTTGATGAACTGATATCGAGACTAGTTGCTTTAGGTGAAAAGCCAGTTGAGGGGTTGCAAAAGGCAATTGATGCAGGGCATATCATTGATGCTCAAACCATGGAAAGGATCGCAAAGTTAGAACGTGAGGGAAAAAAACAAGAAGCCGCTAGCGCAGCTAGGCTAGCAGCGGCAGCGGCGGAAAGCGAATATCATGACAAAAGTAATGCGTTTGCAAAAAATCACGAACAGAGAGTTAGAGATTTAGATAAGGCTTACGCTGGATTGCACATGACAATCCGCAACATAGACATGGGGGGGCAAGACCCATTTCTTGGAATGTATATAGCCACTAAGAATTTACTAACCAATAAATTAAAGCAGGAGCAAGAGGATCAGCGAAAACAACAACTAAAAGAACAAAAAAGCTTAACGGACAGCCTAAAGCTTCAGATTAACTTTAATGCGGCATTTTCAGCTGGAATTGATCAACAAAAAGAACGGGCCGATAGAGAAAAGCAATTTAAGGACATGCTTGATAAAGGCACTATTTCCGCAACGGAGTATCAACAAGCCTTAAAAGGGTTGGATAGGTTATTTACAACACCTAAAAAAGCGGGTGGCGGTGCTGTTATCGATGAAGGGAAGCAACGGATAGAACAGCTTTTACAACAAGGTGCAGCGTTACGTGCTCAATTAGAAGAAACCGAGGGGCTAACAGCATCTGAACGTAAGCTTGCTTCATTTGAACAAGAGTTAATTGGATTACAGGGGCAGCACCTCAACGCTCGGCAAAAAACCATTCAATCCCATTCATCTGAAATTCGTGCGCAGCTAATAAAAAATGCAGAACTAGAAAAGGAAATAAAATACAAAGAATTACGGAAAAAGTTTGATGATCAAAATTTTGAAGTGATGCAACGAACATCAAAACTAAGTCAGGACTCATCAAATCAAATGCTACAAATGACCATGAGTCAGCCAGCATACGACCTAATGCTTGAAGAGCAAAAGGTTCGTGATGATTTTCGTCAACGGCGCTATCAATTAGATAAAGAAGTCTCTGATAAAACCACCCAACTTTACTCCGAGCAAACGCTCTTTTTATCTCAGGAAGAGCAAAGGCAATTAGATATTGTTAGGCAATCTTCCCGAGATAAATTAGCAATGAATCGAAATGCAACAACTGGGATGGCTAAAGGCATTCAGGATTTTGGCAATTCTGCTGAAAATGTGTATGACCAGATGCGTTCAATTAGCAATGGGGCATTAAGTGATATGTCTGGAATGTTGGCGAATTTTGTTGCAACAGGGAAGCTGAATTTTGCTGATTTTGCACAATCGATTGTCACTGAAATTACAAAAATGATTTTTCAGATGATGATTTTTAATGCCTTAAAGGCAGGGTTTGCTGGCACTGCGTTTGGTGATGCTATTGGTGCTGGTGCAGCTCCTATCCCAAATGCCAAAGGTGGTGTTTATGATTCCCCTAGTTTAGGGAGCTTTAGTAATCAAGTTGTTAGTTCTCCAACTTTATTCGCTTTCGCCAAAGGAGGTGCCCCGAACTTAGGTTTAATGGGGGAAGGAGCCGATCCTGAAGCAATTATGCCTTTAACCCGTGGTCGTGATGGCTCTTTAGGGGTAAGAGTTCTTGGTTTGGGGGGACAACAGCAAACACCAAATATTATCATTCAACAAACTTTTCATTTAACAGGAAATGGTGATCAGGCTTTACAAGAGGCTATTCAGCAGGCAGCAGAAATGGGGGCAAAGCAAGGTTCACAAGATGTCTTAACTAAGATTCAGCGGGACTTTCAAAATAATGGCACATTAAGAAAAAGCCTTGGGAGATAAACTAATGGTACTTGAATGGCCTGAGAATGTCGTGCCGACCTCAATGAACTGGCAATTAATCAGCAACAGTAAAACGTTTACTTCTGCATTTACAGGAAGCAGTCAAACTGTGAGATTTTCTGGAAGCCGCTGGCGCTGCACTTTAACTTTTAATAATCTCACCGAAGCCATATCTAGAGAGTTAGAAGTTTTAATGGCGCAACTGGATGGCGAAAGCGGACGAGTGAAAATTAGTAATTGGATCAGGCAGGGATTACAAGGTAAGGGGATGCCCATTGTTAGTGTAGGAAACCAAACAGGAAAATTACTGCAAACAAAGGGATGGTTAAAAAATTCAGTTGTAGTGCGCAAAGGGGACTACATTACTGTGAGTAATGAACTAAAAATGGCCACTGAAAATGTGATAAGTGATAAAGATGGGAATGCAATTATTCCCATCTCACCCATGCTTAGGTTATCACCACAAATTAATGAGAAAATAGAATCCGTGAAGCCATTTGGAATTTTTAAATTAACAAGTAATGATCAAGGAAGTTTTCAGTATCGCCCTGGTGTATTTTCCAATGTCACCATCACATTTGAGGAGGCACTGTACTGATGTTATATCATCCTTTTTCAAACGGAATGGTAAAGGCCATTAATGATGGTTTCGAACTGGTTATTGCAACCAAGCTTGATCTCAAATCAGGCGTGACAAGAGCGCATACTGGGTTAGGTAATTTAATTATTGCTGGTGAGGTGTATCAAGGTGTTGGCTCTTTGGGAAATATAGAGCCAGTTACCGAAAACAACTCAACCAGTCCACAGCAATTAATACTATCGCTTTCTGGTTTTGATTCTCTCCTTATTGCAGATGTTATGAATGAAAGAAGCCGCGGACGCAATGTTAGCTTGATGCTGGTGGCTTTAGATCTTGATGGTAAGCCAACATTAGCAGAGATCATTTTTGCAGGGCAAATTTCCAATATTGGTGTTACTACTGGCAATAATAACGAAGTTGCAGTTACAGTATCCAATCGCTTTGAGCGATGGTCTCAGGGGTTACCAGATAGGTTTACAGATGAGTCGTGGACAAAACGGCATAAAGGGGATCGTATATTTCGGTATGTGGCACAAATGGCTGAGCGTGCTATATATTGGGGTAGTAAAAAAGATGCACCAACGTTTATTTATAAATAAATATCATTTATTCTGAAGTAATTGCATAGCTTATTGGGTTCAATAATGAAAAAAGAAATGGCTTATGTTTTAGGATCTGTAGGGGTATTAATTATCATCTTTATGATTGTTATGTCCTTCAAAGTGACAGATAGTAAAATTTACTCTGCTGTTGAAGATGCTGTATCAGAGTCGTTACTTGACCCAAAGTCAGCACAATTTAGTAAATTGAAGATAGTAGAAAGATCTAATGAGGGTGATTCATCTTCTATGAAGGTCTGTGGATATGTTAACGCTAAAAATTCCTTTGGTGGATATACAGGGAATAAGGGCTTTTATGCTTTTGTTTATGTTAATGGTACTAATATATCTATAGGGAAGAACTCAACCATAGAAAATGATTGGCTAACGAAAGGTATGTTTGAACAGACCTGTAATTATTAATTTAGCATTCATAAACATAATAACCCGCTTCGGCGGGTTTTTTTATGCCCGGAGATCAGCAAATGCGACACCCAAATTGGACAACTCAACTCCCTGAAACCTTGCGTCAAGCTATGCAAAAGCCGTTTGTTTGGGGGGAGCATGACTGCTGCTTGTTTGCTGCTGACTGCGCTATTGCAGTGTGTGGGGTTGATATCGCAGAAAAGGCTCGAGGCAGATACAAAACCAAATCAGGGGCTATGCGAGTTTTAAAGTCTGAGTTCGGGGATCTGGAAACTGGCCTTTTAGGCTTTTTTCAAGAAATAGCGCCAGATAAAGCGATACGTGGCGATATTGTCATGTTTGATGGTGACGACGGCAAAACCCTTGGTGTGTTATGGGCCAATAAAATATGGGCTGTCACTGAGGACGGCGCGCGACCAGTTAATCATAAACCTATTAAAGCGTGGAGAGTTGAGTAATGGGTAAAGTTGTCTCTAATATCGTCTCTGCGGGTTTAATGATCGCAGGTGTTATGGCAACAGGCGGGTTAGGTACCGCTTTAATTGTTGCTGGTATTGCGGTACAAGCGGCTAGCACGTTTATTTTTCAAGAAAAAATACCATCGATGCGTTATCGTGACCAATCAGAACGCAAACAAATGTTACGCTCAGCGGTGGCGCCAGAGACTGTCGTTGTTGGTAAAACTGTATGTTCAGGCCTTCTCTTTTTTGCGGAGGAAGAAAAGGGCGACCAAACAGATGGCGAACGTTTATTTATGGCCATTGCACTAGCCGCCCACCCAATTCATAAAATTGGTCGCATTTGGTTAAATGATGATTTGATAGAAACCTTTGGCGACAAGGTCAGCTACGAATTTCATAATGGGCGCACTACAAGTGACCCATATTTATTGAAGCATGCGCCCTCATGGAAAGATGACATGATCGGCGAAAATTTAGCGTGGTTACGGCTAACACTTAAATACGATGCTGAAAAATTCCCCTATGGCGTACCTAATGTCAAAGTTGAAATGTGGGGTAAAGAGGTTTTCGATCCGCGCATTGGTAAAGATGTTTGGACTGACAACGGGGTATTACTTGCGCTTGATTACTACCGTAGTTATCTAAATGTACCTGATTTAGAGTTAAATCTTGATGAATTTAAAACAGCAGCTGATTTGAGCTATGAGCCTGTTGTTACACCTGAAGGGAATACGGAACCCCGCTATACCATCAATGGGGCTTATGAGCTTTCCGAATCACCATCATCACTACTTGATCATATGCACCGTTGCATTGCTGCCGAGCCAACCTATGTTGCGGGTAAGCACGGCATTTTAATGCAGGCCTACAATGGCCCTGCTGTATTGCGCATTGAACCTAATCAAATCATCGACACCGTTAACATCACACCTGAACTTGCACTACGCGACGCAACCAATGCAATTTACGGCACCTTTGTCGATGCCGAGCAGCAATATGTTAAAACAGATTTTGAGCCGGTCATTGTTAATGAATGGATTGATGAGGATGGGTTAGAAATCAAAGAAAACATCGATTACCGTTTTGTTACCAGTCCATATCAAGCAGCACGCCTTTCTAATTTATATTTACGCAAAAAACGAGCAGGTCGTCGCATTCAATTAAAAATGAATATGGATGGTTACGCGTATAGACCAGGAGATGTCTGTTTACTTAATTTACCTCAAATTGGCATTCAAAATTTTGAGTGTCGGGTTGCAGAGTGGAAGTTTCACCCGCAAGAGGGCGTTGATATCCTCCTCGAGGAGGATGGCGCTTATATTTATGAGGATATTATAGGCCTGCCTTTCGTTCGGCCGCCATTCACTGTTTTACCCACTGGCGGGGTAGCGCCACCGCTTAATCTTGCGTTTGTGGCCACAAATATTGGTGAAGTCGTTCAAGGGTATTTGAGCTGGCAATCAGCAGCTGCAGATGTTCGCTATAACACAGTAAACATTATTGAAAGCGGTAAGGTAATTCAGTCTATTCAGGTACCGCAAGATAGAGTTGATTTATCGGGTCTTGTGCGCGGTTCATATCGTGCGGAGGTTCGTTCAATTAATGCGGCTGGCGCGATGTCTGCCCCTGCTATTGTTGATTTTGATATTCAGGCCCCGCCAAAACCGGTTAGCGTTGAAATGGTTGGTGGTATGTTCTCATTGACCTGTATCCCTCATGGTGGTGAAACCGCGCAATATGGCTATACGTTTGAATTCTGGTTCAGCGACAAAAAACTGGCCAGCACGAATGACACTGAAGTTACCACTAAAGCCAACCGACAAGGTCAAGGGCAATTCTGGAGTAAAGAGAATTTAAAAGCCGATACCAATTATTGGTTTTATGTTCGTACGGTTAACAGTTATGGCAAGTCTCCCTTTGTTGAAGCCGTAGGAAAGGCTGGCGGAACGCCAAAAGACATGGTTGATAAACTGGGTAATACCTTTCTCAGCAATGAAATTGGTCAAATCATGCAAGAACAAATCGACTTTAACAAAGGTAATCTCACTGATTTAAAAATCGATAGTGACGATTTTAAGCAAAAATTTATCAGTATTGATCGCGAATTAGACGCGGTTAATGAAGCGGTCATGGAAGTTGTTCACTTTTCCACTGAAAATTACTGGGAGCTCAAGGAAGAATCCGCTAAAGGTAAAGCGTCAATTAAGCGGTTAGAGCAAGTTCAAGCTGACTTTACGGTCTCTCAAGCAAAGTACCAGCAAGAAGTTGCGGCTCAATTTGAGCATACGGCTGCTGATGTTTTGAATGTTCAAAATGCGCTAGCAAAATCGAATGAAGCTTTTGCAGAGGATATTAGGCAAGTTCGTGCTGATTTAGGTGAGACTAACGATGAAGTCGGTACGATTAAAGGTCGTGTAACAGATATCGCTACCGCTACCACTGATTTGGAAAAGGCTCAAGCAAAGCATGAAGAGTCTGTTGTTGCTGAGTTTGGCGAAATGCGAGGGTATTTGACCCACTTAGGGCAAGTCACGACCGATGATAACAAAGCCTTGGTTGAAGCTATCGGGCAAACGCAAGCGCAGTTTATTTCCCTGCATAATGACAGCCTTGTCTCACGTTCTCGCATTATCCGTACGGAGACAGCCTTAGCCACTGAAACGGAAGCACGAGCGGAAGATAAGGTACAAATTGATGCACGTTTTAATGATGCAGAAGGCGCTATTACGACGATTAAGGAGGTTCAAGCTCAGCAAGGTGAAGCGATTGCTAAATCCGAAGAGCAGTTACGTGCTGAAATTAACTTAGGCGATGAAAAGCTTCAAGGCCAATTAACCGAGCAAGGTCGCGAGTTATCCGAAGTCAGTAGTGTCGTGACTGAGCACAAGACAACGATTGCTAATTTAGACAAAACACTTACGAAGGTTGAGCAAAATCAACAGAGCCAATACAACGAAACTAAAGCGAGCATTAATGAGCTATCAGAAACCACGACGAGCCTTGATGAAGCGTTAACAACAGAAAAAGCACTAACAGAATCTCGTTTCGAAGAAACGGAAGCGTCGATTTCCAACATACAGCAAACGGTAGCCAATATCGAAGGGGCAACTGTTGAAGCAGTTGGTCAATTGCAAGTTCAGCATGATATTCAAGGTATAGAAGTGTTGAGTGTGAAGGCTTCAATTCGACGTGTGGAAACTGTTATTGCGACTGAAACCCATGCCTTGGCGCAAAAAGTGGAACAACTTGATGCTCAATATGGCGATATTAATTCAAATATCACCTCATTACAGAAGGTTGTCGCTGATAACCAGAAGTCACAAGCGGAAGTTAACGAGCTGATTAAATCAGAAGTGGGTGAGAATAAGTCTGCAATCGAATTGCGTGGACAAACTGTTTTCGATCACAAGGGGAATGGTTCTGCAATTTACACAATCAAAACGGGCATCTGGTGGAACGGGCAGTATTACGACGCTAAGTTCATGATGGGTGCCGAAGTTAAAAACGGCAAGGTAGTCACTAAAATCGGTTACAGCGCCGACACCTTTGGTATTTTCAATCCATCTAGTGGCAAGTTAGAGCCTGTTTTCTTTGTTGAAAATGGTCAAGTATTTATGAATGAAGCTTTTATCAATAAAGCCTACATTGAAAAATTACTGATCGGCATGGAGATCCGCTCTAAGAAATATGAAAAAGGTAAATCAGGCTATAGGCTTGACGCCGAAACTGGTAGCGCTGAATTTAACAAGCTTGAAGTTTACGGTAATTTTAAAATCAGCGGTGATGCTGGAAAAGTGTTATTAGATGAAACTGGGCTGATGATTTATGACTCATCGGGTCGATGGGCAGTTAAAGTTGGGAGAAGGCCATGAGTGATATGGGGTTGTTTATCAACCCAAAAGACGGTGGCAAGCCAATTGAATTAACAAAAGATAATTATCCCCTCACCTTTATTACTAAAATCACGACACATCCTCGATACCCGCAAAAGGACAACCGAAATAAATCTGTGCATGTTCCCGGCTTGTCCAAATATAACGTGGTGATTATTCCCTCTGCATTGTGCCACTTTCTAGCTTACGGAACAGTTCAGATGGTGAGAGTTGGAAGTTACTGGACTTCAGGGGATACATTCTATTGTTACTACGATGAATTTGGGGGGCCAGATGGGTGGTTGCCGGGTAGCGATGGGGAGTCGCATTTTTTCTTGTACGGCACATTGAAAGATAACCCTGCAGACACCTATGGGCTTTTCTTAAATGCGGGGGCTTCTTCGGCAATTGATAACTTCAGAAGTGTCACCCAAGAGAATGAGGTGGCTTACTGTGTTTATCGTCAGAAAATTTATATCAATGCAAATAACAATCGGGGGTATTGGAGTCTCCCAAATGATATCCCTAACCGCAGTTCAGCATTGGTTTTTCTAAGACCAGAAAGTACCGACCAAATCCTCCGGTATGACCGGCCCAATAATCGGGTCATTACTTACCGTTCTGGTTGGGTGTATGTTGTGGTTTTCTCATATGGGCTCAATTTACAACCCAGTGATGGGTTGACCATTTGGAACCGAGAAGGGAAGGTAGTTTTCACCTCAGATTATATGCCTTTCTTTAATAATGGCCACACGATTAAAACCAGCGGAAATGTTGCGACAAGTTCATTTACAAAACCCATGTTCAGCATGGACATGCCCAATACATGGTTAGAAAACGAGAGGATAAATGTTAACTGTTATTTATCAGGGTTTAGGGTTGAAGGTAACAAGTTAATCGCAAGCCGAATGTGGACGATGGACACTTACCCCAGCTATGCAAACTATATGTACAACGAAGTTGTGTATGCCAGTTCATATTGCATAGATTTTAACGATTATTTTTAAATCCAATTATCAATAAACAGGCCGCTTAATTGCGGTTTTTTTGCATCTAAATTTCGGAGAATCAACAATATGTACAGTACAGGCACAGTCACTGCGACAGCAAACAGCACTAAATTAGTCGGTACCGGCACCAAATGGCTCAATAACATTAATCGTGTATCTGCAGAGCAAGCGATACAGGTTCAAATTGGTACCACAGTTCACAATAACAGTATTCAGTCGATTCAATCTGACACTGAGCTCACATTAAATTTCCCATTACCAACTGCAGCAACAGGGGCGAAGTACGTTATTCTCACGACGATGGTTCATTCTGTTTCCGATGCCATGAATAAGATTGTGTCCATGAATGGTGCGAATGTGCAGTTCAGCGACATATTAACGCGCTGGATGACCGAGCAGGGCATTATCACTGTTACATT